CTTGGACACCTTGAATTCCTTGAATTCCTTGAGTACCCTGTGTACCAGTTTCTCCCTGTAAACCCTGGGTTCCTTGTGGACCTTGAGTTCCTTGGACACCTTGAATGCCCTGAATTCCTTGGGTTCCCTGAACACCCTGAAGACCTGCCTCATATGGTGGGGTCCATTGTACTTTTCCACCACTTCCAGAGGCAGTTAGAATAGAACTAGCGGCACCAACGGCACCGTTAGAATCGTAAATATCAATTTCTAACCTTGTCGGTTTCTTTCCGTTATACCCCATTAGTTACTACCTCAGGTTTGTTCTAAGACACTAATCATAATATCTACAGAATTAAGAGTATTAGAGGTTGCTCTAATTTTATCACCAGTTTCAAGGATAATTTTTCCAGTATCAGAAAGCGTATACGTGCTACCATCGTATAGTTTTACATTTCTAACGAGGTATATATCATCTGCTGATACATCTGCCTTATCTAATAAGACATCAGCATATACTGGGGTTCCGCTTCCTAGTCTATTGGTCACAATCAAACCAATAAGAACTGATGTTGTACCACCGGCAACGGTATAAACATCTACCGTTGAGGTGCTTACAGAAGCTTTTGTATAACTTTTGAATGTGTTTGCCATATGTTACCCTAGAGCGATTGCAAGTGCGATTGCTTCGTCACTAGCACTTTGAAGGACACCAGTTCCATTGATTCTTACGTCCGTTGTACTATTTATTACTCCAGAAACCGTAAGACTTTCTAGTGTTCCAACGGAAGTAAGAGAAGATTGAGTAACTCCTGCGCCCAACGTTGTGCTAGACAAAACGTCAACGTTATTAATTTTATAGGTCTTTGTTGATGCTAGATCAACATTCTCAGAGAAAGTCCAAGAGTCTGTGGAGTCAACCCAGTTGATAGTCTTGTTACCATCACCAGACTCAAGAGTGATTCCTCCCCCATCTGCTGCAGCATCATTAGCCGCACCAGATCCAAGAAGAAGATTCTTATCATCCACAGACATAGTTGTGGAATTAACAATCGTTTGTGTTCCATCAACTTGGAGATCACCTTTGATGATAACCGTACCAGTATCATCTCCAACAGCAGCTGGATCAATAAGAATCTGAGCAGGTCCAGTGATCGTGCTAACTCCAATACCAATACCATTAGGACCAGCATAGAGTTGTGCTGCTGTAACTATACCAGTAGCACTTAAATCACCTTGTATAATTGTCTTATTGCCGCCGGCAGGATCAAGTGTAATATCTCCACTAGAAGATGATACTGTGCTAGATGCTAGTTGTAAATCACCAACACTTAAACTTGTCGGAGATAATTGTGATTGATTAGATCCACCATCAGTAACAGTTAAATTACCTGTTGTTTCTAAATTGTATGTGGTAGATGCGAACGAAACATTTCCAGTCTCCTGTTGAACAACAAATGCCTCACCAACTCTGAAATCACCAGACTGATCAATACTTACAAAAGATACCTTACCATTATTCAATTCAACAACTTCATTTGCCTGAATTGTTAATGTTGAATCATTACTAAAATCGCTTCCAGATCCAACGTGGTTGAAGTTGGTAGCAAAGAGTCTTAATTTTACACCAATACCATCAGCAACAACACCCTGAGTACCATACTCAAAAGCACATCCAACAGAACGCATCTCTGCGCCAAACTTTGTGTAGTCTGCTAATGAAATTGCGCTTGCAACACCAGTTTGTGTTGATCCATTAGATTGATAGAACTTAACGTCTTGAGTTGTTCCAGCACCTACAGTAAATAATCCATGACCCTTACCAGAAATCTCTGCATATGGAGCGTCATATGATACCACTGTACCAAGACCAACAACTGTTCCACCACCATCACGTAGCTTTACAACATCATTTACATTTAATGTAACGCTTGGAGTATCAAACTTCAGTTTTACTCTAGCAGTTCCAGCAAGACCAACAGAACCACTAACAGCTTCAACTGCTCTGGATGCAAAGTAATGGAAGCAGTTTAGATATTCAGCGCGAGCACCATTAGTAAGAACAATACCTTTCTGATTGGGAGTAAAGAACGTTACCTCATTGAAAAGCATTCCCGCTTCAAGAGAATTTGAGGTAACATTTTGTCCATCAATATATGCACCACGACCAGAAACATATGTGGTCGGAGGGTTGTCTGCGGTATTAAATCCGTAAGGATCAGATGTAGATGTTTGAGATCCTTTGTTTAATACTGTTATTCTTTGAATATATGGACTTCTAGTTGTAATTGATGCATTACTTGCAAAAGCAAATGCATAACCAGTGTCTGCTGAAGTGTTATAGAAAGCATCCTTGATTGTAAAATCTTCAAGGGTAGATGCATCATTCAACAGGAAAACATTATTCGTCTTTGTTCCATCTGTTGGTTTTATTGATGTTGCTCTTAGTCCAGCACCTTTAACTGTTACACCAGCAGGAACTGTTAATGGGCACATCTCCGCAAAAGTACCAGCGGAAACATTAACTACATCACCAGCAGAAGCATCTTGTAGAGCTCTCGTTAGTGTTAAAAATGGTTCGTTTATATTATTACCAGAGTTTGAGTTATCACCATTCTCAGAAACATAATAGGTGTTACCCAGAGCATTCAAATTACCATCAAATGAAGTTGCTGTTACAGCTCCACCAATAGTTGCATCACTACCAACAAAAAGACTTCTCCACTTCTGAGATGAAGAACCTAAATCATATGCATTATTTGTATTAGGAACAATATTTGAATTTACATCAGCAGTAAATACAACATTATCAGTGTTTGCACTACCAAGTTGAATTGTGCCATCGGTTCCAGCAGAGAAAGTAACAACACCAACGAAGAGTGAGTTACCTGTAACCTGCAGATCACCACCAATATTTAAATTACTAGCGAATGTAGATACACCAGCAACACTTACGTTATCTAAATTAGTATGACCATCAACATCAATATCACCAGTAACAACCAATGAGGATGTTGTAGTCATTCCTGTAACTACAACACCAGTTGGTGTAGTCTCTAACTTTTTGGCGTTATCATAGTAAAGTTCTGATGCACCATCTACATTAAATTGTGCATATGTTTCTGTGCCTGCCGAGTTCTCTAAACGAATCGCTGCAGTTCCCCTAAGCTTCAGGTCTCCAGCGCCAGTGTCGGCAACATATGCATCGTTACCATCATGATAGATCTGAAGATCATCAGTTGTTCCAAAAACTATCTTATCACCATTTCCAAGATTGATATCACTCTGGAATGTAGTTACACCAGATACTTGCAGAGAAGTAAATGTTGCTAGTCCACCTGGAGCACCTACACCCTTTGTTCCGAGGTATCTATAACCAACTAAGTAGATATTACTTGACGTAACTCCAGAGGGAACAGCAGTTCCGTTAAAGTTTAGAACACCAGAAGAATAATCAAAGAACCATGTATCGTTAGATCCAGAACCAGATGCAGATAACTGAGTACCGCCAGAGTTAGGATCTCCTGCATATACTTTAATAATGTAATCCGCACCAAAGGAAGGATCAATCCAGTCTCCAAGTATTGGAGTAGAGGTATTATTGTATGTCGTGTACGCAACAAAAGATCTATTACCAGAAACTGTAGAATCAACAGTCATCTGGACTGCAGTTCCAAAATTATATACCTCTACATAACTTGTCGAAGATGTGGGAGGTGTTGATGGTATAAAAGTGCTATCTCTCCAAACACTAGTTGACGGTACAACTAATGGTGAGGGGATTGCTTCAGCAAACGGTGCCTTCTTACTTCCAGATAGAGACTCATCCTCCGCAATACCAGTCTTGGTTGCAGAATATCCAATCTTCTTTAATAGATAATCTAGTTTTTGTTCTTGTGATGCGGCCATTGTTAATTAACTCTGTATTAAGTTGCGGAGAATGACATTGCGGTGATTGATTGACCAGAAGTTAATTTCCATCTAATCAATATACGATTGTTACTATCATTGGATGAGGATTCCGTTCCGAACACACATGTAAATGTACCTCCATTATTATCCATCACACCACCAGAAGAACATCCTGGTTCTGCTGATGTTGGGATACCAGATCCCCGATATGCTTGGAACATATCTGCCCAACCATTTGTTCCAGATAATGATGAAGTCCATGCTGCATTATCAGGCATACAAACAAAACATCCAGCGGTTGATCCAGTATATGAAATAATAAATTCAGATACATTAGATCTTATCAGTTCGATCTGGAAGTATTGTGTTCCAGATCTACCAGTAGAATAATCTGGTCCTATCGGAAGATAGGAGGCATAATTCGTCTGGTCGTGGCGGAGAGTTCCGCCTCTTACAACTGCCTCATAAACAGGAACACTAGAAGAAGCATTCCATATTGTATGAACAGGTGTTGGATTATCACCTGAAGAACCAGCATCAACTCTAGTAGCATTACCAGAACCAGTTCCAAGAGATGAAATCAATATATTGTCTTCATCTATTTTACTGGTTGTCGCTGTGGTTCCCATAATATTTACACTAGTAGAGAATGAGACTCTCTGATTATTATGGGAACCATATGGTGTTGACGCATCATATCTTGTGAAATGATTTGAAGTTATAGTGTTATGTATATTTCTAGGGGTATTAGTAATTGTTGTTGCAGCAGGAGTTCCAACACCAAAATTTCTTGCTGGCGGTTGAGTTCCACCAACGAAATTACTGTAGTATATATGTCCAGGATTTGCAAATCCCGTTGTTGCTCCGTCAGAATTTAGAAGCTTGTAATCAGATCTAGAGTACATATCTCCACTAGCGTTCTCGACAGATAAACTATAAGTAAAATTATTATTTGTTGACTCTGTGTAGTGTGGAACTCCTGAAGAATACGCCACTATATGACTACCCGTTGAAGGTGTATTTACTACCCCAAAACTTATTACAGGAGCCGAAACTGTGCTTGGATCTTCATACCAGAAGACTTCACTTGATGTTGCTGATCCATGAGTAAATGATGCTTTATTATATCCATCAGGTGAAGTAGCATTTATAAATCTTACATCATATACCTGATAAAACTCTGCCGTTATACCTGCATTACGTGTTGATTGTGATGCATCTTTATTATCTGCAACTTGAACTCCACCATCTGTTCCGTTATTAGTATTAGTATCAAATGTAATACTACCAACACTTGAACCATTTATATTTCCGATAACAGTTCCATTGTCTCCTGGTCCTACATCATTAATATAGCTTGATGTAATTGTGCTATCTGTATTTCTTGTATATGCACTTCCTGCAGACTGTGCTGATCCACCAGTATTATTAGTAGGAGTAAATCCCTGACATAAGTATGCTGTTCCTTGTGTGCCTGTTAAAGACACACTTAATCCATTCAAGGTATCGGGTGCTGTCGGTACTAGTTTTCCTAATATGAAATTGAGTTCATTGATAGAATCTTTTGTAAAATCTGAAGAACTTATAGTAAATGCACCAGACTTAAATCCACCACCAGGAGTACCAATAGCATGATTAGCAGTCAATATTCCTGTTACAACAGCACCGTCTGTGTTTGCTTGAACTTTTATAACACCATTGTCGTCTTTAAGTGATGTTGCATCAATACCAGTTAACTGTGATCCATCACCAATGAAAGCAGATGCTGTTACAACTCCAACAGCAGATATACCACCGCCAACAATAACATCTTTTCTAGCGGTAATGATACCGATGGAATCAACGTTTCTTACATCATCATATGTTAATGTACCACCGATGGTTACATTACCATCAAAGGCGGCAGATCCAGCGGTTACATTACCATCAAAGGCGGCAGATCCAGCATTAATAGTTGCTGCAGTAATAATACCAGAGGCATTGATTTGGTTAACTTCAAAACCTGCAGAGTGTAAGTTTTGATTATGGAACTGAAGACCTTGTGTATGTCCTAAGGTAAGTGCCGTTCCAACATTTACAAGGTTATTGGGTCCATCAAGAATAATCGTTCCTTGACCAATAGAAAGAATTCCAGTGACTCTTTGATCACCACATACAACAAAGTCTTCTGTGTATAGATCACCACACGTACCAATAGCAACTCTTTCATTAACATTAATTTCTTGGAATGTTTGCACTCCAACTTGAGATAATGTCTTCCACGATTGACGAGTACGAACATATACTGATCCATCCTTGGGAGCATCTTCAATACCACCGCCACCAAGGCTTTCTAGTTGTAACTGAACTCTATTGAGAAATAGTCTGTAGTGCTTCTGTAGATCCTGCAGAGTTACAAACTGCTTATCTAAAGGAGTTAAAGGATCCTTAGAAACATTAGTTAGATCTACTCCAATCTCTTCATTAAGGATCGTCTGCTTCTTTTCAAACTCTGCAAGAGATTCTTTAAGAGTCTGAATCTCTTCAGATAAAGTATCATTCTTACTGCTGATGTCCTCATTTATTTTTCCGACAGCAGTCTTTAGATCTTCATTTACAATCAGAAGATTGACTTTAAAATCTTCATTGTACTTACCAATTAACTCCTCATTGCGAGAAATTTCTTCCTCTAAGGAAAGGACTTTCTTATCTAACTCATTCTTCTCAGTTCTATACTCACGTAAAGATGCGTCAAAATCTTTGATCTGCTCTTGTCGATCTTTTTCTCTTTCTAAATCAAGTTCAAGGAAATTATCTAATTCAACTTTAGCACGATGAGAATTTATCTGAAGATCGTTGAATCTCTCAGTAAGTTTCTCTGATGTATCAAATAAACTATCCTTTACATTGGATGCAAGTTTCTCAGCATCCTCTCTTACCTGATCTGTATTCTCCTGTATCTTTCCAATCTCTTCAGAGAATCCATCAAGTCTGTCTACTACAGAGTCATTTACTCTTTCAATAGATTCGTCAACAACATACTCTAACTTACCTACTCTCTCATCAAAAGATACTTCCGACTCGCGAAGCATCTTTCTATACTTTGGAATATCATTCTCTACAATCTTATATACAGACTCGCCAAGTTCTTTAATCTCAGAACGAATCTTATTAACTTGATAAGAATTTAACTTATCAATCTTAGTTTGAATCTCTGCAAAGTTCTGATCAACCAGCATCAATTGAGCCATCATTGCTCGGTCCAAATCTTCCTTACTCAGAAGAGTTTTGACCTGACTTTGAATATTATCAACTTGCTCAGAGAGAATGTTTACCCTCTGAATATTCTCATTATATTCCTCTAACGTTCCAGAAAAATTTCCAGACGCTACTGAAGCTACCTGAATTTGATTCAGATTCCTTTTGTAATTATCAAAGGTTTCTGAATATTGATTATACGCATCCGAATTCGGCTGAAGACCATCTGATTGCCCTTCCGAACTATTATCGAAGGCGTCATCTCTTTTGAATAAATCAGAAGGTTTCTTTAATGACACCGATATAACTCCGATTATAAAACCATTATAACTTATTTATTATACCTATAAATAGGGAACATGACAATACAAACTTTAACGTCTAAATAAATTTGTCTACGACGTAAATATTCAACCCATAACAACTATGAAAAAAGCACTAATAGCTTTTGGAATGTTACTGATGACCGCTACAGCAGCAAATGCCGGCGGACTTGTATCAAAACACGCATCAAGCGTCCAATTGACTGTTGATGCAGCAAGAGCAACCTCTTCTAGAATTGGTTCCTCATTCAGCATTTCTGGTAGCAACATAGATACTACAGATGGATCAACAGCAGGAACTGTTTCTGCTGGTACTATTACTTCTGGAGTATATAGTCCTGGTACTATTGCTGCTACTCAGGATACTGCAGGTGCAGCATTCTCATTCAGTCAGTCATACACACAGGCTGATGCAGTTCCAACTGCTGCAGTTGCTTTAGGGGCAGGACCTAACTTCTCTAGCGTCACTTCTTATGCTACTGGTGATAATACTGCCTTAGCAGGTACTGTAACCTCTGCTGGTGTTCTTACTGTGACTGCTGGTGGAGCTGGTAGTACTGCTATCGGCCAATTCGTCAGTGAGATCACCGTAATTGACTGATCTCGGAGGTCATGATGACTTTTGGAAAGACAACATTGTGGTATGTGATGTCTGTGGTGGTTGCAAGTGCCATACCTGCAACTGCCCTGGCGGTCCCGGTGGTTCCAAATTTCACACAGGGATCAATGACGAGCCACACAGAAACAACACAAACAATAACTGAGACAATAAACTCGATGGACTATAGCACAGGGTATCAATACTCTGCTACTGGGTCTGGCGTAGAACCTATTGGAGGAAAATTATCTCCAACTACAGGTGATACAAGTGTAACTATAAATGGAGTGAATTCGACATGGAAAGGAATAACAGAGACACCCCAGTTCAAACAAACAACGCCTGGGGTATCGTTTCAGTTTACAGAAACTTATACCGGACCCGGTTTACAAAATCATACGATTATCCAAAGGACGACGGAGGTTACAAGCGTAACCGATACTACAAGTATCTTCTCCCAGTAATTGCTGCCTTAGTAGCATCACCTGTTAATGCAGAAACGGTTGGGGGTGTTAGTGCAACAGCATCCCCGATCGCAAATAGCTCTGGCTCAGTGACCAATCAAGCTATTCAGGTTTTACAAGGTCCATATATCACTAACACCTATGGTGGAGGGATACAATGTCAGGGACCAACCAGAAACTTTACCCCCTATGTAACTGGTTCTGGATCTGTTGCAAGACCATATGAACCATATTATATGGATCCTGTCTACGATGTGAGTGATAATTTTGGTGCTACAGATGTAGATGGAAATGAAATGGGGGATGGAATTATTGATAATCCGGGAAGAATTCTGTTTAGAAAAAGAACAAGAACAGCACAGAAAGATAATTACAGTTTGGGTGTTGGATTCTCCATGACGTGGAGTACACCTACAGATAAAAGCTTACAAGACCTTTGTAAGAAAGCAGCGCGAGCAAATATTGCTCTAATGAATCAAGCAGCTGCTAACAAAAGACTTGACTTTGAGATTGCGAGACTCAAGAATTGTGGCGAGTTAATGCAACAAGGAATATTTTTTAAACCAGGTACAAGGTATGCAAGTGTATGTGCGGACGTGATTGTAATGGGCAAGAATGCTATTACACCACATAAACATACTATCCCTTCGGTTTCAGAACAGAGCGAAGAGCCTTTATCGCCTGGTTCCGATCCCTCTGCTCCGCTCGACGTTCCCTCGAAGACAAAACCTTAACCTTCTTGCCTCTTATAGAGGCAATTTTTTTGATTATTTTTTTCGTTACTGGTTTGATTACTCGTAAAAGAATATCTGCAAATGGTTTTGCTACCAAAGCAGAACTGGTAGCAACAACTGCGATAGATGCTGTTGTTGTAATGACCCCTGCTGGTGGTATAGCATTTAATATTTGAGCAGGGACAGAAACAATATCTACAATTCTTTTACATTCTGTTCCCTGCAACTCATATCCTACGATTTGTTTTCTACCACTATCAAATATAAATCCAACTGGTTCGTTAACTAACTGTTGAGGAGTTGGACATTCAATCTCTGGAGAAGTATCTGGAACTTTTGGTATATCTGTATTACTCGGTGGTTTTACAGGAGCAGGAGCAGGTGCCTCTGATTCTTCTGGTTTCTTCGTCTCCTCCATCTTTCCAGTCTTAGGGGCAGGTTGAGGACGAGTGATCGTCATTGCTCCAGGTTGAAAATCAATCGGATTAAAACTAGGAACATCAGCATCACAAAAAGTTTTAGTTCCCTTAGGATCATCCTCAGTCAGAGACATATTATCTTCATCAACCTCATGTGCTTCAACACACCCGGGGATATCAACAATGGGCACTCCAAGTTCTACAGTAACAGGAGCAGCATAAGGTATTGCTGGTGGAGTATCTCTATTAAAAACAGGTCTTATCTCAGGAATATTCAGCGTCCTGACTTCACTGATGTTCAGATTGATATTAATTGGTTTGATTTCTGGTATGCTCATAATGAAAGAGTTTCATCAGAAAGGTAGTGCTGGACCAGTCTCTGTAGGTAGTCCTGGCATTTCCATTTCAGGCATCTCTGGTAAAAGTCCTTCTACCATTCCAGGAAGTGCAGATGTGATTGCCTCCGTTGCTGCAGCTGTAATTTTTTCCTTTGCATCTTCTATGATTGCATCTCTATTCAAATATACATAAGCACCACCACCGACAATACTTGCGGTGCCTAAGAAAGATAATACTGCTAATAGATTAATTACTTTTTGCATTTTACTACTCCGCTATTCCGATATATTTATTCAGTAGTTTACTTCTTGCAGTTATTTCATACTTACGGTCTATAACATTTGCTTTCTTTTTTGTTTTATTTTCATACATATCAATCATTTCTTTAAAGTATTTCCAATTTTTATAATGTACATACATTGGAGAGAGGCATACAAAAATATAATCAAAGTCATAATCTTCAAACTTATATTCATGTCTAGAATGAACACCTCGATATCCATTAATTTTTTCTTCAGGTTCTGTAGGAATAAAATTAGAATCACAAATGAAAGTATAACTGTTCAACTTTTTCTTTTCATCTAACCAAGAAACCCAGCTACCTTCTGTTACATCATTATATTTGTTAAGGTACTCGCGTTCTTTTTCTGCACCATAATTTCTGCCACCCACATCTTCAAAACATCCATATCCTTGAAGATTGAGTATATCACCATGATTATCAATGTTAATGATATCTATATTATCTACATCTTCTTTTTCTAATCGATACAATATATTATCATGGTCATATCCAAATCCTACATCATCACAATTTTGAAGTGCCCTCTCGAAAGTATGAACCAGGTATTGCATTGCTCTAGTATCAATTTCAGAGTAATCAAAATCCTTATCTAACTCTTCAAGAATTTTCCAAACCGCGAGTGGATGATCTGCAATACCAAGATCTTCTTTTATATCTTGCTGACGTTCCATATAATCTTCAAAGACTGCATAGTCTAAATCAATACTTAATACTTTCATGATTTTCTAATTGCTTTTTCAATTTTCTACGCATAAACTCCATGCGTATTTTAATAATAGAATATCTGAGTTGAAGATCAGTATAGCGAAAAAGTCTCGTTGTCTCTTCAACTCCCGCATAAGCAATAAGAAGAAGGACAACTGAGACTGTTAAGTAAAAACCTATCATACAAGTGTTCCATGAGCGCGACGGATTTCACGAAGCTCTTCAAAGTTTTTCTGCTTCGTTCCTCCATCATACTCCCATGCATAACCCTCTACAATCATTTGTTCATTCAATGATACTTCTGCATCTCCAATATATAACCAACCAAGAAGGCGGCCATACTTACCCATACCACCAACAAGTTCAGTTCTAATAGAAAGCTCGTCATCTCCATCGATAGCACCTTCTAGTTTTTCTTTCATCCAGTTGGTTGCATCGATACCTAATGCTTTTTCTTCGAGATCTCTGGTGCGTTTCTCTGGCGTGTCCACACCAGCAATTCTAACTCTCTCCTTTTTATAAAGGTCAAAACCGAGATCGATAGTAACATCGATAGTGTCCCCGTCCAACACTCTATCTATGCTCGTCACTCGGAAATTGTAACAACTCTTCCGACTCGGGGGGATCATTGCTCCCATGGGACTCTCTCTCATCAATACCTAGTATATAGTAGATAATCCATACAACTCCAATCAGGAGAATGAGGATGCTGATGATCACACTCCACACAGGATCATTTGGATTTTCTAATGGACGCAATAATAAGTTCATGGATTTCTAGAATCTATTCCCATATCTTTTAAATATTGAACCCACCAGTCAGGATCTTTTATTTGTCTCCAGTTTGGTACAGGAAGATCATTTTCTATAGTGTAATACTGATAGAGAGCTTCATCGATAGTCTGTGCGATCTCCATATTCTTCTTCCTCTTCATCAACGTCTGCATATGCATCGACCAGGTAGGGTCCTCGTTTTCTAAATGGTTCTTTTCTGACATAATCGGATTCAGTATTTACTGCAGAAATCCAAACAACGAACTTCATCAATATAAAAATTATCACCAATGGAGAAAGACATAGTAGAAGTGCGTAGTTCATGTTACGAGAGGTGGATCTATATTAAATGATAGTATAGTTCTTGGTATATCACTATCATTTCTCTTAGAAAAATGATTAATTACTGAGGGAAATACAACTAACGACCCATCATCAATATTATCAGGAAAATACAACGAGCTCGAACCAGTATCAAAAAGATTAGTTGGAGAAATAAACCCTGTCGGACTATGATATTTAGGATTGTAATCCAAGTAAACGATAGCACTCAATCCAATTGCTCCATGATTATGGACTTGATGATCCATATTTTTATTAGCAACTTCTATCCAAGAATTTTTAATGAAATAATCTTTTATTCCAAGACACATATAAATGCTATTAAGTTCTTCTTTTAAAATTTCTTCTATTTTTTGACTATAGTTATGTTCATTTGAAAATGGAAAGTCTGTGATGATATTTTCTTCTTTTACATGTTTAACGTGCTTCTCCACCTTCAACTTTAAAAGTTGAGCCTTTTTTTCTTTCCAATTTTTAATTTTTCTATGGCAGAATGGAGTAGCAAATAATCCCAAATTGTAATCGCTTTCATTCATCATGTTTCCTCACAAAGGGTTCCCAGTGTTCCCATCCATATTTATGTACAAGACCCATACCGATGATAGGAACTACCACCAATCCTAGGGACAGGATACCCAGTCCCCAGGAACTCTCCATTACATGTCTAACGAACAATTGTATGTGACTCATGCTGGATAATCCCATTTAGTAATAAAGTCTACTTTGTGCTGTGGTCCCCAACCACCAACATAGATGTAAGGACTAGTACGAATAGGACAAGTATCACCAGTGCAAAGAAGATCATCAACAATTCTCCAAGATTCTATCACTTCTTCCGAATGTACAAAGTGTGATTGATCACCATTTATAGAATCAAATAGTAGTTTTTCATAACCATCTACACCCAACCAATCAGGATACCTGTGAGTCAGTGTAGCTTGCTCAACCGAATCCCCAAGTCCAGGAGACTTAACATCAATTTGAATATCAAGGTGAGCGTGTGGTTGCAAACGAATCACGATGCGATCTTTTCCTTCACCATCAAATAGATGAAGAGGAGTATCTTTGAGTTTGATGACGACCTCCACACATTGATAGGGCATCTTCTTACCGGTCATGAAACGAAAAGGAACTCCCTTCCAACGCCAGTTATCAATGTATAAAGAACCAGCAACATAGGTAGGAGTGTTACTGTTAGGATTAACGCCCTCTTCATCGCGGTAAGTGCTGTATTGTCCAAGGATCATGTCCTCCCCTAAACGAGTTGCTGATAAAACTTTTACTTTCTCTCTTCTAATCTCTTTTGCATCCATGCGACAAGGAGATTCCATTGCAATCAATGCAAGAACCTGAAGCATATGATTCTGTAGCATGTCTCTTACGACACCCGCAGTCTCATAGTATTGTGAACGACCTTCACAACCAATAGTTTCAGTAGCAAAGATCTGAACTTCTTCTATGTAATCCCTGTTCCAAAGTGGTTCAAGAAGAATATTACCAAACCGAGTAGCAAGTATATTATTAACAGTATCTTTGCCGAGATAATGGTCAATGCGATATACCTGTTTCTCGCGTAGATGTCTGCTAACCACTGACTGTAGATGATCAGCAGATTTAAGATCGTGCCCAAAGGGTTTTTCAATAACCACGCGGGATGTTTCTGGGTCATCTAGAAGTCCTCCTTGCTTTAGATTAACGATGGCTGACTCATATCTCTCTGGTGGAACAGACAAGAAATAAGTTGAGTCATCAGCATCAGGAATATGATGAAGAGTTTCTGGATTCTCTAGGTCGGTAGATACCCAATCAAATCTATGCAGAAAATCTTGTGGATACTCGCCAAGAGTTTCTAACCAAGATTCTTTAGAATGTTCTCTACGAGAAGTTCCAACAATCACAAGATTATCTGGAAGTAATTTCTTTTCGTGTAGTCTAAAAAGTGCAGGAATAAGTTTCCTTTTACATAGATCACCAGTAGCACCAAAAATAACTATTTGATACGTGAGAATTTTAGTGTGCTGTTCCATTTCCGTTGTATTTTTCCGTTTCGTAGTAATCATTTTCACCTCTTCTGTACCCGAAATATATGGTGGTACATAGAAAGGGTATTGCTCCCCAAAGTAAGACATCGGCTAAAGTCATTTTTTAGTTGGTCCAAAAACAATACATTTTCTACAGTTAGGACCTTCGCACTCCCAACCATTGTGGCAGTAATCACAACCCTTGCCACCACACTTTGTACAGATACAATGAGTTTTATCGGACATCGTGCCCTCCAAACATTGCTCTCATACCATTCAGAACCTTGGCTGTGAAAGCACCAAGACGGCGCGACTCAAAGCGTGCCCACAACGCACTGCTGATAACAGGAGCGGGTACGCCAAGATCCACAGCAGCGTGAACAGTCCAACGCCCCTCACCAGAGTCTGATACTCCCCCATCGAACTTGCTAAGCTCTCGATCGCCGCGTAGTACAGTAGCGGTAAGGTCAAGCAACCAGCTACCAACCACACTACCACGACGCCATAACTCAGCCACTTCAGAACAGTCAATATCATACTGATAATCCCTCGGATTCTCCATCGGAGCAACCTCAGCATCGCCCTCTTTAACATAAGCTGACCCAGCATTAGCTTCATGCAGGATATTAAATCCTTCTGCGTATGCTTGCATGATTCCATATTCTACACCATTATGAACCATCTTTACAAAGTGACCTGCACCAGGTGGTCCACAGTGAAGCCAACCGTGCTCAGCAGAGGTCTCATAACTGAGAGGATTTGTGCGAGAGGCAGACCCAATCCCTGGTGCGAGTGCCCTAAAGATTGGAGCGCAGGCGGATACTGCAAAATTTGCACCACCAACCATAAGACAGTATCCACGCTCCAGACCGTAAACACCACCACTAGTACCGCAGTCAAGATACGACATGCCAAGTTTAGATAACCTTTCTGCCCTGCGTCTAGAGTCCTTAAAATTGCTATTGCCATGATCAATAATAATATCGCCTTCCATACAAAATGATAGTAACTCATTTAAAGTGTCCTCTACAGTTTCTGCTGGTACTACCATCATAAAAACGCCAGGAGATCTTGACGTATCACCAAATACACCCGGGGTAGAATGTACTACTTGAACAAGGCTTTCCAGAGAAGTGGTATATCCACTGATATAACCCGCTTCATATTGTTCCTCAGCTTTTTTAACATTGTTACGATACCCATGTACTTCGTGTCCTGCCTTGATCAAACGACGAGACATTCCTTCGCCCATCCGACCAAGACCAATCATTCCTACTTTCATCCTTTAACCTCTTTTTGAAAATATTCTGGTAAGGGACATCCCTTGAATTTGTCTATCTCATTCACAGATAAGACAAACATTGTAGTAGCTCCTAAGCAAAAAGCAAAGAGCATTTGTGGGAAATTGTAATTACCCATATTTGCAGTTGGATCAGGAGGATCATCATGAGGATGAATCATCTTTTCGATCTCTAATTGCCGCTTCGACTTGGCGTCTAACTCGGTCTCTTGCTTCTGGGTCTTCTGTTTCTTTTCGGGAGTAGCCATGTTTCTGATGAAAGATAAAATGTCCTTGACATATCATAGTGATTCCAAACAAAACTGCAGTAGCAACTCCTACCCATTCTATAAATGTATATCCATCCATGGGAATAGTGGGGGTATGGCTCCAATCAATCTAAGAAGACCCTCAGAGAAAAGTCCTAGAACAAAGAACCCAACGAACATACTGATAATACCAGCATTACGATTGTGTCTGCGTATAGCATCATCAATCATCTCCTGTACTTCTTCTTTTGTTACGTGGTCGGGTGGATCTATTTCTTTGCCCCATTTCCATTTCATGAGATCTTCTCCATAGCAAGTTGCAGTTCTCTAGAGTGCGTCAACTCATCATTTAAGATCTCAAGGATTTTTTCATCAGGACCATTATAGGCGAGATACTTTCCATAAGTTTCTGCGGCGTGTATCTCTACTTCATAGGAGAGATGGTAAGCAGAGCGAGGAGCCAACCAATAATAAACCACGTTGACCCAATAGTAGATAAGTACAAGAGATTTGGCGAATAAGCGATCAATCCAATAAGCATTACCGCCCCGACTTTCCATGTATTCCAAATGTTCAGTTTCATTTAGAGTTTGTGCGAAGTGTTCTTTCATCAAATAGATGTGGTCTGGACCTCGTAATCCCAAAGACTCTCTGAAATGTAGAACGCTCAAGAACGCAAAGTATGGTGCCCGAGCAATCTCCTCAAGCACCCAGAAACGTTGAAAATCTCTACCTTGGTAGAGAAAATCTATGATTGCAACTGTTAGGTTTAAAACCCATGTGTTAAAAGTGTTCATCATCTTCCCATTCTGGTTCGTAGAGTGGACAGGGCTCTTCAAACAAATGACCCATTCTTAATTGAAGGATTCGTTCTCTCAATGATTTGTAGAATTCTCGTTTTTCGTCTTCACTCATTCGACATGTACCGTACCTATCATTCCAGCACCTTTGTGAGGTCCACACCAGTAAGTATAGTCACCTGCTTCTGAAAATGCAACATCCTGAGATTCTCCAGGAGCAAACATTAATGATTCTCTCGAAAGATCAACACGACCCTCAACAATAATATTATGAGGAGGTAGTGCCTGATTTATAAAATGAACAGACTCACCAGCAGAGATGGTTACTTCCGCAGGATCAAACACTAGGTTCCCACCAGAACCCATGTTTACGTCTACAGCCCAAGCAGGTGTAGCAAGAAATAGTGTAGCAAGTAGCGCAAAGAAAAACTTCATATCAGTTTACTCAACTACATTATCTATTCGAGCAGACCAATGCGTTTTTAAATTATAACGAGGATTTGTTTTGACTTCCTCACTTACCATTTCACCAAATTCTGTAACACAGTTACACCATTTCTTTCTAAGTTCTTTTGTTTCTTGTAAATTCCTTTTTTCTATGTCATTAAAAAAAGAGAACCACTCCCTCCAAAGTTCAGCACATTCGTCTGACTTCCTTTGAAGATGTGATTCTCGGTAAGACAATCATCCCTCAACTTTTTCTTTTGTATCAACTTTCTTTTCGCTACTTTCTTTCTTATCTTTTTTGGTAGGAACGACCCCGAAAGTAGCTAAAGTTCCGGTGAAGACACTGGCTATAAACGTCGGATCTATATTCTTTTGAGGAACACCAGGAATAGTCACATAATTTAGTGTGAGAATTGCTGCAGACCACGATAGAATAACAACACGCACCAATGCCGACAGACCTTCGTCTGCCCAGTCAAACTTATTCTGTTTGGTTTCCTCTTTCTTAGGAGTAGACTCCATTTTGAAAGAGCAAGGCAACTTTATTTATGGGTGAAGTAGATCTACTGATAGATTACATTTTCTTATTTTGTTGTATTCATTACATAGATCTTGACTTGATGCATGTTCCCACTTGTGATACATCTTCTTAAGTTTTTCGGAGTAATCTGGTGATTCACAGTTTACCATTGCGTCTGCAACAACAACCTTGATTAACTCGTTTCTTGTGAGCGCCATACTAGTAGTGTTTTATCCAACAAGAGGTCCATGCATAATATAGTAGTCTTTTGGACTTTAGTCAATGAACCTCTTTTGGCTTTCTTCTCAGAATACTGAGATGATAATATTTAGTAGTGTTTTAACGTATCAGAAGACACCAGGAATGATTTGTCCAGTGGTCAGATACGAACCGACTGCTGCGACGAATCCAATCATCGCTGCACGGGCATTGAGAATTTCTGCTTCAGGGGTGAATCCGAATTTCATTGTTTGTTCTCCATTTGTGTTAGGTTTTTGATGATGATTTTTTCACCATCGTGAGTAAATTGTAGCGTATCGTCTGGATCCCACAGTAACTCTTCATACAAATCGTCGAGTTTCTGCATATCCACATAAAGCTGGTCCGAATTGGGCATAATACCTCGATCATCTAACGTATATATTACCCAGGAAGTTCCAGGTAAAACTTAGATTGATCGCTTGGAGAGTTCTCATAGATAGAGGAGTCTCCATATTGCTTGTGGTCCTTGTATCCAACCATACGACCCTTCGTATTCTGAAGGGCAGGCATGAATACAATGTAGAAAAATACACCTGGTGCTCCGATGAATACAACGGAGACAATCACATAATAAGTAAGGAGTTCAAGCATTGATCAGAAAATACCGAAGAAGAGTTTACCAGTAATTGCGTAGGAAAGCAAGCCCGAGACAATACCCATCATTGCCCAGCGCCCGTTGTACATCTCTCTGTACTGCATGGGGGAAAACAGACCCTTACGGTTGTAGTCTTCGACAACCATCTGAGGCTCTTTAGCAAACAGATTATTTTGTCCGTATTCGTTTGTTGTTACGGTCATGTTACAGTGTGTTATAAAACTTTACATATTATATAGTAAAGAAGGCAGGTCGTCAAGCCTGCCTGTGTTGATCAGTTGATAGTTTCGACTGCAGCAAGAGATTTCTGTCGAAGAGACTCTGGAAGAGGTACATATCCCAAAGAATCTGAAA